TTGCATCTCAACTCTTACTTTAAAGTCTAAATCTTCATAAGTATCTTCTAAAAAGATTTCTTCATCTTTATTGTTTTCTGCTAAATATCGTATTGTTTGATCTTTAGGAGTATACATTTTTGCATAAGAAATAACATTAGACACTAATCTTTCTAATGGCTTTTCCATTTTACGAGCATATAATTTTACTCTTTGTGAACCAAAAGATAATAAAGATTGTGTAGCACCTAAAGTATCAGGAGCTGAACCAGTATGACCTTGCTGTAAAGCAGATATACCAGTAGCGTATTCTACTAAATATTGTAATCTTTCTAATAAATAAGTACCTGCTTGATTAACAGTACCAGGCTGAATAATAAGCGGTCTACCACCATCAGGTAAATTAGGTAACTGCTCTATTTCTAAAACAGCACCAGGCTTTGCATAATCTTCTTCAAACTGTGTTTTATCTTGTATTTGCCCTTTAAAAGTAACAAGCTTTTGATTACCATTAATCATCATATCATTAATGATAAGCTGTGTTGTTTTATTTATAGCCATTACCATATCTCTAATGTAATGCACTATACCAAAAGTTTTATAAGGCGACCTCATATGAGAAAAAGAAAAATGTACAATAGGATAATGCTTAAGATATGGCATATATTCACTATCTATAATTTCATCATTAATCATAATAGTTTTTTTAAATAACTTTTGCTTTATTCTTCTATAATTTTCTATAACTACTTCTTCTTTATCTACTGTAGTCATATTGTAATGAGTTACTTTGTTAGGCATTTTTGCCAATGCTTCTTTTAGTCTATTGATTTCTTCTTGTAAATTTTGCAGTTCAGATTGTAATTCTTGTTGCTCTTGGGAGTTTTGTTGCTTAATAGCTTCGCCTTCTGCAAATTGATTGCTATCTGTAGTTGGTTCAGCTTGCATTTTTGACGCTTCTTCTTGGTCCTGTTGAGATTCTCCTGCTAATTGTGACATTTGGGTCATCTGACCTACTAATTGTTCAATGTAGGCTTTTAATTTGATTTTTTTAGGATTATCTACCTGAATAGGTTTAGGTTTTGATTTGCTTATTTTAGCTTCGTTATCATCTGATACATAAACATTTGATATTTCTTGTTCGTAAAATCTTCTTACAAAAACATATCTACCTAGTTTTTCTCGTATCTTTTCTCTTTCTGTAAAGTTATGCCACTTTTCATCTAGATCAATAGTAGTTTGGCTAATAGCACTATAAGGAGAATCAGTAGCATTAGGTATAGTTATATCAAATTCATCTTGTGCTTTCTTTCTAGGCATTAAATCTGCAATACAAATAAACCTTGCGTCATCAAAATCATCTTCTTCTGAATTAGGGTCAACAATAACTTTTTTCCAATTAAGATATTTGATAGCTACATTTAATGCACTATCATCATAATAACTGCTTTTACATACTTCAAAATATCCAGAACCAGTAGTAAGAACATCTCTAATGACATTATTGAGATGTGCTAAATAATCTGATTCAGCAAATACAGCTTCAACTAATTTAGCATAAGCCATAGCGAAAGATTTTAATTCTTCTGTAGGAGCTACAAGTCTAGGGTACGGCTTACTAGCAGTTAAGAATGATATTAAATGCTCTATAATAGCCCAAGTAATCTTTGTACTTACTGGAATATTAGCACCCTTTTTAATTTTCTCTAACTGCTTAGTATCAAACTCTGTATATGTACCATCTACATTAGAAAAATAAAACTCTTCTGATTTTTTCTTTTGTCGAAATGCATCAGATCTAGCATTGTCTGCTTCCATAAACAAAGAATTGTATATCTCTGCTTCTTTTGATATCTTTTTTTCCATAATACAAATATATTCAATTTTGAAATAAAAAAAAGGCAACGCTTAAAAAAGCATTACCTTTTGTTGTTTTTTTTCTCTTTTTTATAATATTCTTTCCACATTTCTTTGTATGGTGTTCTTTCTTTTCTTCCTTCTATATATATAATATATATTATAAATATAATATAAAACAAAAGAAAAAGTAATCCTAATAATATTTTCATTTGTATGTATTGTATTTATTTAATAAATCATTATAAGTATAATCTGCTTTTAATATTTCATATATTAAATAATCTCCCCACTTTTCAAATATATAATCTTTTAACTTATTTTCTTTTATTAAAAAACTAGTAAATTCACTATCATTAAATAATCTATCTATAGAGTAAAAATGTTTAGACTGTAATACTTCTATTACTTCTATAACACTCTTCCCTGTTGTTTTACTCATATGATGAAAATTATCATATCTATCATGTGAATTAGAGTATTCTTTTTTCTTTTTCTCTTCTGTGTTTGCTAAATGCTGAATAAGCTCTTGTATCATCGTTTTTTCCTTTTGGCATGTCATTATGCCTTTTTGTTATTAAAATCGTTTCTTGGTATGTTTCTGTGCGAAATAGAGGTATTTATGTTAACCATATCTGTTTAGAAAATTTGTATGTCACACTTGATATTACATTTGCTACCCAACTCCAATAGTAGCGTTTAAGTTCATTATAAAACACAACATTGTCTACATAATATCTGCTATACTTATGCTTGTTTCTATGTTGATAAAGCCAGTCATGTATTATTACAGCATCTGTTAAGTCAAGCTTAGGTGCAAATATGAGTACAAGTACTTTAAGCCATGTTATCCATTTAGGATAGGTTGCGCCATCGTACTCATACCCTATAGGTATAGGCGCAGGCAGATAGTACCTGTATATTTCCTTTGTTGTAATGTAGCCATCTGGAGTCTTAACTGCGTTCATTTAAACTCCGAACATTATCTCTATCAATCTATGCTTATTTACCCCTATCCAGTACAGGCCGTAAACAAACATTGTTAATACTACTATTTCTAATAGTCGCTTTGTTATATCTAATATGTTAAGTATTGTTTTCATTCTATTCCTCTGATATTGCTAATATTTTATATTTACCATTACCTGCGTATTTTTCGGCTTCTTTTAGTGTTTTAAAAACGGGCAAATAACCTGCACAATCATTTAACTTAATGTCTTCATTCTTATTTGTTAAAGAACTGGTAACAGTAATGTATTGTAATAATTTCATTACTAGATACATAACATTGTCATCTAACTCGCTTGGTTTAACTTGTGGTATTTGAACTTCTTTCATTACTTTCTCCTGTTAGTTTGTCTATTACATTTAACAATTCGTTCATATCTTGCCTACTTGCTCCTAATGAGTGTCTATGCTTTTTACACAATCTTATTAATTCCCTTTCTTCCTCTGTTAGCTTTTCGGAGATGTGGAAAGACTCTAAAAGTATCTTTGTGTGAGTATCGAGTAAGCCGTTTAAGTTCTCAACTTCTTCGGGATATTCAGCTTTATCGGGGTCGCTCCCGTAATGCCTTATTAATGTTTCTCGGTTCTTTTCTCTTATCTCACTCATAACTCCACCTTCCTTGCGTACTTATATATGTCATAAAGATTTCTGTATGGATAGGCTGCGTCTTTATCATAGCATATAATCAAGCAAGGGGGTGTCCACTCCTCTTTATCATCACTAAGCTCATAATATGCAAGCTCTGGTGGTTCGCCCTCTAAAATAGGTCTGTCATCATCTTCAATGATCTCACATGATTCTTTGGCAAATCTCCAACCTTTAATAACATAGAAATCTTCTTTCACTTCAAAATCATTATCATTGTAAGTATTACCAAACATCTTTACTACTGCACTACCTACACCATATGGTGCAGTTGCTTTTACACTCTCTAGAGTATCTATTATCTTGATTTTTTCCATTTCATTCTCCTTTTTTGTTCTTCTGTAAATACTACTTTAAAATGATAAGGCTTATATTCCCTCTTTATATGTTCCCATTCATCAACTACATCGTAGTCATCTAAATGAGTGCATTTGTATGTAGGCACATAACTTATCCAAGTATAATCATTACTTATCTCGCTACCTTGAAACTCTTTTGTTGTTACTATTCGTTTATCAATATCACTTAAGCTATAACCTATTGGTGGCAAACCTACTATAAAGTAAGTCTGGCGTGGATCTACAATGCAATTATCTATTTCGTCAAAATATCTAAGATCTTCAAACGCTTCTATTATTTCTTTTAGATCTGTTAGCTTTTCAGATATGTGGAAAGTGCTGAGTAACTCATCTGCTATCTGATAGTCTAACAACTCTACTTTGCTAACTATCTTGATTAGTTTATCTTTTATCTGACTCATAACTCAACTTTCCTTGCGTACCTATATATGTCATAAAGATTTCTGTATGGATAGGCTGCGTCTTTATAATAGTAGATAATCAAACATGGTTCTGTCCACTCCTCTTTATCATTACTAAGTTCATAATAAGCTCCTGGCTCTGGCGGTTCACCTGAAAGAATAGGTCTATCGTCAACTTCTATTATCTCACATGATTCTTTTGCGAAGACAAAGCCCTCAATGTTATAATCTATTTCTTTGTCAACATAATTTGTAAATGTCTTTCCAAACATATCTATCTTTTGTGCTGACATAATGCTAAGTCTAGCCGTTGCTTTTAGACTATCCACAGTGTCTAATATCTTAATCTTTTTCATTGTATTCCTCTTATTGTTTTATGATTTTTATTAATATCGTCCCATGTATCTTTTACATACATCACACTTAACCACCATAATTTGACTAAAGCTATACTTATAGATAAAACAATTGGCAGCATTAGAAGTGTTATTATAAATGCTAAGATGTTCATTGTATTTCCTTTGTTTTAAATATGACCTTCTTCTAGAAGTGAAAGATAGCCTTCTTCTGTTACTATAATGCTGTCTAATAATTTAATGTTTAAAAGCTTTCCTGCTTCTTGTAATTGCTTAGATATAGTAATATCTGCTGGCGATGCCCTTAGCTCTCCTGACGGATGATTATGTACAAAGACAATGCTGTTAGCGTTACTAAGTAATGCAAACTGGAACACTTCTCTAGGATGAACAATAGTTTGATTTAAACTACCTTCTGATACTAAATTAACACCTATAAGACGATTAGAAGTATTTAATGCAAGTACCCATGCTTTTTCTTTTAACTCTATATCATCGTCTGTATAAAGACTTTTAGCAATATCAGCTAAGTCGCTAGGATTTAAACACTTTTTTTTTGTATCATAATTAAAACCTTTTTCTCTTATACAAGTAAGCTTATATTTAGTTATTCTCATCTTTTTCCTCCTTAAACAAGCCCATACTATCACACGGCTCACAACACCTTTAATATGAGCTTGTTCTCATTGTTTAATTAATTTCTAAATTAATGTTGTTTTGTTTATTTAAAAAGTAGGAGAAGTGATCGGGCTTCTCCTACACAGCATAAAGGTATTCAAGGTATTACTATAATCCGATCAAATATATTTCTTTTGATAATAAGAACAAAAAGAATTAACAGAACAATATCCTGTACACCTTTTGTCTTCACCTTCTCTTTTTTCTATGTAATATACTGGTTGAGCATAATTATGATTTGCCATATAAATTATTGCTTCAGACTCTGAATCAAGCAATCTTATTGCAGTTTTTCTGTTTTGCTTCATTACCGCAAACTTAGGTTTAACAGCCCATCTTTCTTCAGGCGTACAAACTGTTATATCATCTCGCAAATGATATTTAATCCTTTCTAAAATAAAAGCATATTGCTTATCTTCACTCCATAAAGGTATTTCATAGCTCATCGCAGGAGTTGAAGGCATACCTGCATCATATAAATCAGATTGTCTCCAATCTTTAAAAATAGCGTTAATATATAGTTTTTTAACTTCATAACCTGACTTTTTCATTAAGTAAGCTTGAACATTTAATTGTTGGATATATTCAATAGGCAGCTTACCATCTTTAAATTTATATTTACTGGTAGTTTTAAAATCTTGTATTGAATTGTTGTCATAGTCATATAAATCAATCTTTGCAGATATTTTTTGATCTTCAATAATATCATAAAATCTTTTTTCTATTAAGTATTTATCTTTATTAGCTTTTTCTGCATAAGCATGAGTAGCAGTACCTAATAAAGTATGTACTTTGTTTATAGCATCTTCTACAATATCATTTCTATGTTTGTCATATAATCTTCTTTGATGTGGCGGGTTAATTAACCTTGATACTGATATAACTCCTTCTTCATAATCATAATCATCATAAGTTAATGCATCTACAAATGCTTGGGTTAAGTTATAATTATTTGTATACTTCATTAACTTCTCCTTTTTGAATATGACATTAATATCATTTTCCATGTAGGATGAAAACCCATTTTATCTACATACCTTCTCATTTCAGAAGGCGAATATTCGGTAAGTGATTTTGTTCTTGTATAACTATTTAAGATTAAATCTTCAGTATCAAATAAAGATATTGTTGAGTTTTTTTGCTTTTCACATTTATCTAAAAAATAGTCTAAAGTTTGAATATAAGTAAAGTTATTTTTTATTTTTATCGTGTTTATATTTGTAAGTGATAATACTTTACCATATTTGAAAAATATCTCTTCTTTAATCTTTTTGGCATTACTTATTTTACGCTCTTTACGCTTATTTAATACCTCATCTCTTAAATCAATAGGCTTGCCTAACATTGTTTTCATTTTGCAATAACTCCTTTTGTCTGCCATATTCTGCTATAAGTAGAGCATCTACAAATCCATCATGTGGCTTACGACTTCTTTTTGTTGCTAATAAATTTACATCTGGAAATAAAAATTTTGCAGCAGATAAAGCTCTTTGTTTTGCATTATCTCCTGCGTAAGTTTTTGTCATTTTTGATGTCCATGATTGAGGTGCGATTAAATTATAATCTAATCCGTTACCCATTAATATTCCTTCTAATTGCCCAAAATGTCTTCCATAAGAAAACATGCTTACTACGCCTTGTTTACTCATAGCTTGTGCTTTTTCTAAATATATTGCTACTTCAGGGTAAACGGTCCATTGATTAGCTCTTTCTGCAAATGTTTCTATTGTCATTTGATATAAAGCTATATGGTCTTTATCTTCCCAATATTCACAAATAGCGCCTTTTCTTCCTGGGTCTATTCCTACTATTAACATCTTTACCTCTTTAATTCTAATAAATTATTTAAGTTAGTAACTAAATTAAATGCAAGTCGTGTTTCTGTCATAAAATAACTTTTTTTTTCTTGATCTAACTCACACTCTAAAGATACAACTTTAAATAATTTTTCTAACGGTTCAAACTTAATATCATAATATTTAAAAGGATGAGAATAAACTTGATAATAATCAAGCATTATTTTTTCTATATGAATATTAAGGTGTTTGGCTGCTAAGAGTACCCCTTTTACGTCTGGTAACATTATGATACTCCTTTAAGAAATTAATTAATTTGTCCTGTTCATCATCTTTAATAAAATATTTACAATTACCATCAGGTGTGCCTTCGCAAGTAGAAAAATTACGTTCTTCCTGAACCCAACGCCTGTAGCGTCTCCAATACTTGCGTAAGCACAACTGTTGGCATTTATCGCTATTTATGCATCTATCAGAAGCATATAAGCCTTTGTAATTATCTATAGGACAATCTTTAATCTTTTTCTTGTGTTATGTAATTTTGTAATCTTCCTAACATCGCTATTCTTTCATCTTCTAATGGTGTTTGATAATAACAATATTCAGGAAATACTTTTAACGGTAATGTAAGTGAGTGGTTATGTCTAGCTTTAGCACTTATAGCATAAAACCAGTTTTTATCCCAACTACGATAATAGTTATAAGGATAAAAAACTGAAAATACATAAGCAGAATATTGTTTTAGTTTACTACCATATTCCATGTCTGATAACTTAGGAATTTTGACAGTTCTAGTATCTACTGTATTTTGTTTTAATTGCGATAATGGAAAGCCTAATGTTTCTGTTGTTGTAGTCATGTCTTTTAATATACCAAGTTGTCTTTTAACAAATTGATAACCTTCATCTCCTTCTTCTCCATCGCCAAGCATTGTAATAAAATCTAAGCCCCATATTTGTACTTGTAATGATTCTACTATCTTCCATATATCAAAAGCATCGTTAAATTGATTAGGTGCGACTATATGCAGTCTTTTTAAAGCATCTGTATAAATATTATCTTTAGTTAACTCTTCATCAATTTTACTTTCTATATCTTTTTCTGCTTTTTTTCTTTCTGCTTCATTCTCTATAGAAGCTAGTCCTTGTATTTTACCCATATCTATTCTTAAGTACATAGATACAAGTCTTCGAGCTACATCTTTTACAAGCATTTCTTTTTCAAAATATGCTGCTGACAATTTAGGATTTTTAATTAAAATAGTAATTATAACCCATAAACTAAACATAGTTTTCATTTGTCCAGAATCACCTGCAATAGCAAACATATTACCTAACAACAAACCATTTAATCTATTATCTATATCAGGTATACCAGTTAATATACCATTACTTTCTCTAATAGATTCTTTCATATAATCTATTGTGGACTTAAACTCTTTATCAGTATAAAACTTGACTCCTTTAGCAAGCTCTACGCCTTCATTAAGATATCCATTAATTAATAAGTCTTTAGCTCTATCAAGCTTAGATAAATTTACTTTTATTGTTTCATCTTTTTCGATTACTCTTAAAGAATATTTAAACAAATACTCTATTTCATCAGATGGCATAAATGTAATTTTATCTATTTGTTTTTCTATAAGTTCTGTTTCTTGAACATTTAGATTATTAAGAAAATCAAGAGCATCACGACCTTTACGTTTAATCTCTTTTAATAAATTAACATAATTAGGTCGTGATATATGCCCATCTTTTACTCTTAATATATTTTCAGGTTGAAGAGCAGAACATATAAGTAATATAGCTTCATGTTCTATTCTTTGAATCAAAACGGTGCTTCCTCTGGTAAACTATCTACTATAGATGTTTTAGATTTTTTAGCTTTATTAACAAAAGATTGTTTTCTAGCTTCTATTAACTTATCAGCTATTTCTGTACTATCTATTTCATCGAAATCTCCTATCCATGCTCCATTAGAATGAATATCCCATTTTCTGTTTTGTTTGTCCCAAGTAACTGTTTTAAGATTAATATACTTTCCAGATTTAACCGCTTTAGCAGCAAAAATAGTTCCTTTGTCTAAAGGTAAATAATTTACCTCCTTTTCAACCCAATCTACTTTAGCAATTAAATATTGCATTTGTAACAACTCTTCTAATCTTTCATGCTTTTCTTCTGGTGCTAATGTTTCCCACCAAGTAATTAAATTATTCCAATCATTAATTCTGTCTTGTTCTTTGATTAAAAGATCTGCATACATTTCTCTTTCTTCTGGTTCGACATCAGTTACTAGTTTTTTAGTTTTAAAATCTCTAGCAGGAAATGGTGATGGATAAATAGATTCTATAGATAAATCTGGCTTTATACATTTTTCCATAATATATTTAGCTTCTTTAGCTAAAGATGGTGGATATACTTTAATAGTGTTAAATATATTACCATTAGGAAGTTTAATATCATCTGCATGTGCATCTATTAACTTTTGATCTATTAGATCTTTAGTTTTTCCTTTGGCTATAATAG